TCCTGTTTCCCAAATAGTTTCAAAAGCACCTGATCCAATAGAACTATTATATCCAAATTTATTAACCATAGAGTAACCAGGAACTTTACCTTGCTGTACAGCTAAATAAAATGGAATGTCATCCACTGTACTTCCACCTGTTATTGGATTTACATTATTACATCCTGACATTAACAATTTCCTCCCGTACTAAACCAAGTATATCTTTCTGTATCTTCTTTTAAATCTTTTAAATAGGTAGAATTAAGTTGTTCTACAATAATACGAACAGCTCTATTAATTTGTCTTTGATTATCTACTTCATATTCTTTTTTTGGCTCTGGTATTCGTACATTAATTTTTGCCATTATCTTCTCCCATCCGGTTGAAGGTCAACTTGGAAAGTTCCAAATCTCCAATTCTCACCTACATTAATATTTTCTATTTTTATATTAGCATATCTTCCTCTGGCTCTAGTGCTTTTAAATTGAGTTGTTGGTAAAATAGTAAAAGGACTATAAGTAGATTGACTTGCTGCATCTGCCGGCCAATTAGATACTCCAATAGTTACTTGACTACTTCCTACTAATGTTTTGAAATTAGGTAAAAATCTTCGCATAGCTAAAAAAACTTCTGTTTGATCTTTTTGTAAAGAAAAATCAAAAGACTGAATAAAAGAAGTAAGTGTTGTAATTGTACCGTCTGGATTAATTTGATCCGTCCCTGTTTCTTGTTCAAATAATACTGTTTGTCCTAATCCTGTTTCTCCAATGACTACAGGAAAATTGCCAGAAGATGAACTATTATATTTTGTTGCATAAGGTTTAGGGTAAATAAGAGAATCAATCCAACTAGTTCTAATAGAATCAGAACTTACATTAGTATACCAAGTACCTAAATTAGGTTGTGGATTTTCCCCATAATTATAAACAACAGATCTATTATTAAAACTAGATCCTTGTGTCGGATACCACCAAATAACTTCTGTATGTAAATTATTTAAACCTGCATTAATTTGTTGTCCTTTAGTAGTATCAATATTGTCAAATACATAATCTTCTACTGAACAAGGTAATGATTTAACTGTTCCGTCAAATGCAAAAAATCCATTATTACTCATCCAATAAGCAATACCATCTATTTCAACAGCTGCATTTTTACCAATCAATCCGCAATTAGTTCCCACTTGTTCAAAGCCAAAGGTAAATGGAGCCCCAACAAATTTCATTGTGTACAAAGAATTATCGGTCCAAATTAAAATAGTTTCTTTCGCGTTCAACGCTCCAACAATTTTTGTTCCATCTTGTAATCTAAAAGTTCCAGCACTATTTACAGCTTGTACTGTAAATTCATCAATTGCTTCTGCACTTGAAAAACGAATAAACATATCGTCTTGAGTATCTTCATCTGCATTATCTGTGGTTGTTCCTAAATGAACCAAGTGACGTGTTGTTGGTGAAATTAAAGTTGCACGAGATGCAACTGGATTATTAGTTGTTTCAAAACCACTTGTTAATTGAGAAGCTCTTGTAGAAAGTCTAGCTGCAATACTAGAATCCCATGTGAATGTTTTTCCATTTGCAACAGTTGCTATTAATACATCACCATAATTATCTAAAGACCATAGTCCTGGTTCTAGTGTAATAGTCGCTGCCTGAACCGCGGTCCCCCATCCTGTATAATTAGTTGCGTTCGTAACAGTAGAACCATCCGCATGAGTTACATCTGCTGTTCCAAATTGTCCTCTAGTAATTCCTGAAATAGTATTGGTACCTGTATTATTAGTTGTGTAACTCATTAATTCATCATTAATTAACAAAACTCCACTTGCAGGTAATGTGGAAGAATCAGTTACAATAACCGAAGTAGCACCTGCTGCAAAAACACCAGCATTATTAATAGTAGTACTCGAAGCACCGGCAACCGTTCCTCCATATTGACCTACACCGAATCCATAACCATAGGTTTGTTCAGCAGGGCCAACATAAACATAAGGTTGTACAGTCATACTTCCACCCGAAGCGATGACCGCTGTTGCTTGATTTAAAGAGTCAATAGTAAAAGTAGTAGGGGTAGGTACTGTTAGTACTTGAAATAATTTATCTTCAAAGTCAGAAGCATTTAATCCCGTTCCTACTGGTAATGTAACTGAATCTAATACAATCATATCTCCCGCAACTAAACCATGATTAGTTGTTGTTGTGACTGTACATTGTTTATTAGAAATACTATTGGTTGCTAATGTAGAAGAAGCAAAGGTAACTTGAGTTCCGTTTGGATTACTTCTCCAGGGTGTAATATCATACAATTGCCCTTCAAAATAAATAAGTAAAAATTTATCCGTCCCAATAGCAACATATCTGTTACCTGTTTTATCTACAAACGCTAACATTTTTCTAGATACACCGACAATGGTTTCATTTAATAAAGAGGCCCATCCTCCTACTTTTTCAGGAAGTCCATATCTAAATCTAATATTATCGGAATCTACCCAACGACCAAACGCACCTACGCTTGTATCTTGTTTGTCAATTCCTGGGGCGAATTTAACTTCTGTGAGAGCCATGAATTAGCTCCTATGCTGTGTTAGTCTTATAAGTCCAACCTTGAGTAGCGTTTACATAAACAAGTGTAATAGCTTGTCGGTTGGTACTTAAAGTTAGAGCGGAAACTGCTCCTAAAATATTAAGACCATTATTACCTACAACACAATTGTTTGATGCAAAGAAATTATAACCATCTATAATAACTATTTCATCTCCTACATTTGCAGAAGCAGGTAAAGTAACTGTGACGGGGTTAGTTCTAGTATCTACAATCAATTGATCTCCAGCAATTGCTACATAAGGAGAGTTAGCATCACTAATAGAATGATATCCTTTATTCATCATTCCAATAGAAGTTAAAGGAGTTGATCCATCAGATACTAATAATAAAGTAGATCCAACGGGAACCGGAGTCGCAATTGCTTGTCCTGTAGTTAAAACACTTACTGTATAATTAGAAGTAGTTCTAGAAGTTGCATCTTCTATAATAAAAACTCTGTTTGCTGTTCCACCTGTCGTAGATGCAGGCATAGTAACCGTACAGTTACCAATTAAAGTTCCTGTTAATTTAATATAAAAATTCTTACCATTAGCGGAAGCAGAACCATCTGCTAAACTTAATGTGGTATTTCCTGAAGATAAAGTTAATGTAGTATAACCAGAGGAAGCTGTTTGTAAAATTTGTAAGTTCGTATTGGTAATAGTTCCCCATAGACCAGCTTTTTCACCGGTTGCGACTAACTCTAGGGATAAATCTGTTGAATATGTTGATGCCATAATTTAATAAGGATCTATTGGTGTCCATACCATAGTTGCTCCAGGTATGATTTCATTCCACACAATAACGTCCGTTGTTCCTCCATTATTACTAGCTAATGTTAATGGACTGCCATTTACTAGAACATTTGCTGTTCCTGATATAGTAACCGTTCCACTCTGAATAGTCAATTGGTTTCCAGTAGTATTTATTACTGCTGTTCCTGAAACAGACACATCTCCTGTCGCCATAATTAAAGGAGAACCTGTTAAAGAGACATTTGCTGTAGTAGAAATAGTAACAGTTCCTGTTCCTAAATATAAACGATCCGCGCCTGAAGTTTCTACAATAGAATTGGCTGCTATATTAACAGGACCAATGGTAAGTATTAAATTATTTCCTACAGTAGAAACAAGAACATTTCCCGCGTCATTGGGAATAGCCGAAAATGCTTGACCGGCAAAAGTACTAGTTCCGAAAAGCATCGGTTACGCTCCGTTATCTATTACTGTGTTTCCTTCAGCAATCCACTCTTGTATTGCTTGGTAATCTGTGTTTGCTTCGTCTAGCGGTACGGACAGTTGAATATTACTATTTACATAAGTAACAATATAACCAGCTTCTTGTCCATTAAAATAATATTTTGTAACTGTATTAATCATAATTATAACTCCGCATTTAATCCTAAATAAGCTGACGAATTATTATTTAATTGAACCCAACCGTTTGAACCAGATGTACCAGTAAAACCATCATCTGAATAAATAAGTCCATTTAAATAATTAGGTATATAAATTTTTATTGAATTAAAATCTTCAGTAGCTCCATCTCTTTGATATCTAAAATAATTTGTTCCACTGGTTTGATAAATACTTGGAGCTGCTCTTTTTGGGTACCATTGATAGTTTACAGCAAGAACATTTGTTTGATATACATAACCACCTGAACCAATTACGGCATCTGGATCTTCACCACCATTTGCAATTTTTTCAAAATATCTCCAACACCTCTGTAAATTCACATCATGTGGCAAGAATTCAAAGTCCGAAGCTGTAGTACCTGCTTCTAGTTGTACGCCTGTAATGTACCAATCGTTAGATGTTGAATCTGCTATATTAACTTGTCCAACTGCTCTGTTTGCATTTGTATTAGAATTCCAAGTTGTATTTAAAGTACCAGATGAAAAATCTGTTCCAGCACCTAACCAAAAATTTATTTGGAAACTTTCACCATTATTATTATCTAAAGCACCTGTTGTGTCTCCAGCAAATGTAACTGTTTTCTTTTCCCAAGTATTTGTTGTATTTACAGTATAAGATGCGGAAATTTGTCTTTGATTATCAACATCAAAAAGTTCTACAATAAATGTTCCAGTTTTTGTAGATTTAACCCAAAATGAAGCAGTTAAAGATATGGCATTAGCAGTTCCTTTTTTTAAATATTGTAAATTTTGTCCCTCAAATAATTGTCTAACTACTAATCTATCCGAAGCTGAAGGAGAGGCATCAGTAGTAGTGCAATCCATTTTTAAAGATGTAGCAAAACCTTCTCCTGTTGGAACATCAGTTGATTGTGATTGTGTCCAAGTTCCTAAAGAACTTATAAGAGTTTGAAATCTATCTAAAGTATAATAACCACTAGTAGTTATAGAAGCTACACTTGTGCTTCTTTGAGCAATACTCATATCCCCATTGATAATAATATTTTTAAAATTAACAATATCCGCGAATTTAGAATTAGCTATCGAGTTATCGGGAATTGTGTTTGCGATGTTTCCTATTCGTGTGATTGCCATATTAAACTCCTATAATTGCTTTAATTTCTTCTTCGTCTAATCCTAGTGCAGCAAGTTTCGCTTTTGC